GCCAACTTTTCCAGTCAGAATCTTCTTCTGACATTCCAAGTTCAAAGATGTCATAGAAGAAATTGCGACCCTTGGGAGTGCCGATGAACATTGCTCTGCCCTTTTTGTCTGACAGAGAAGCACGAATAACCTGTTCCCATGCTTCGGGTTTGATGTCTGCAACCTCGTCAAGCACAGCGTAGGTGAGCGACACTCCTCGCAAAGTATCTGGTCTATCAGCACCTCGGACATAAATCTTTGCTCCGTTTATCAAGGTAATGTCCATATTATTGATGTGGCTGGCTTGGATAACCTCTCTACCCAACTCCATCAAAACATCCCAAATAATCTGTCTAGCCTGACCATTGGTAGGCGCAACATAAAGCACAGCAGATCCTGCACTACATTGCAGTCCTTCAATCAACAGGGTGATGGCTGAGAGTCTTGACTTACCGCAACGCCGCCCTGCCGCAATGACTTTGAACCTTGTTTTATCAGCAAAGACTTCTTGTTGCCAAGGAAGGAGACTGAAGTTCAGATCAGACATCTTTGCTTTCTATATCTTCAGCTTCTACAGTGTTGTCCCCAATGGAAACACCCCCAATACCTGAGATTGTAATGTTTACAGCACTTCTCTGATTCTTCTCTTTTTCAAACAGAGTAACAGGAAGCATCCTATCCATACATAGCTTCAACGCCGCCATCTGTGCAGGGTGGTCATCATCAAGAGCAATCTGAACAGTCTTCTGTACAACATTGACTCCAGCACTGTTTATCAGGAGTTCCTTGAGTTCTTTGACTCTTTGATTCTCAGTCTTAGGCAACAAAGCTAATGGCTTGGCATCAGCATACTTTGCCATAGTCAATTTACCTGAACCCTTGGGGCGACCCTTTTTCTTAAGGTTGTCAGGGAGTGCATCTACTACATTCATCTTTTATCCAATCAGGAAGAAGGGTTGTTAGTGGCTCCCATAAGGCAGGGTGTGGTTGCAAATCAACAACGAAAAACTTCCAACGGAGCCAACCCGTTACCACCAACACGGCTGGTGACTATTCCTAATAGTACCTAGGAACAATCTCCATGCGTCTTGTAAGTTAGTACATACTTTACATGAGAATTGTTTTCTTGTATAGTGGACTCAAACGGGGGCATCACCCACCCCTCTATGCGGTTGAGCCGACCAAGTAGGATAAACGTAGTGAACCATGTAGTTCTCAAGTAAAGACTCACATCTTGAACGGGGCTTGTAGCGTGGAGTGAATGATCTGACAGTCATCACTAACTTAGATAAACGAGAGGCTCTCCTTTAAAAGGATACACCCACTCACGGGTGTCTATCCTATTTGTCAACCAACCTTCTTCCCCAATTCAAGCAAGCCTTTGTTCGTGTTAAACACTACATTTGGCTTTTCCAGTGTGGAGGAGGGTACACAAATATTTATTTACACACCACCACCCCTCCCCCCCATCAAAGTAAGCACCAACTAACATAACAAGCATTCCACTATATGAAATGGTAGTGAGCGCTAACTAACTTATGTTAACCATGCACTATATTGCATGAGAGGGCTATGCACCATAATGCACAAACCTACACATACCTAAAATTCCACATTGTGAAATCATTAGAGTTATTTCATAATGTAAAAAACAGGGTTGGAAATACTGTATAAAGTTACAGCATAGGGTAAGTCCTAGTTTAGACTTTATCGTTTTTAATCAATGACTTAGCTCTTATCAATTTTATATGGCACGATTCTATTATGTATATATATGTAAGGGTAAGAAATCTTTACATTCCTAAATTTTTTGAAAGGTGTTCATCATGGGATATTTCAGTAAAGTCTGCGCTAAATCTAATCTGCCTGTCGTGCATTCTGACAGGGGCTACAGCGCTTTAAATAATGTAGTTGCTCTACTTCCTAACGGAACTAAGATCACGGGCTCTTATGACGGATACGGGCGTGTAAGCGGCACAGAGCTACACGAACAATGGGACAAAGTTAAGTTTGTTTTGTTGCAACACTATGCGGGCGAGTCTTACGATGACTTAGGCAAATCAGGTGATGAAATGGCGCAAGGTCATTTTATGTCTGACGATTTCCTGCTCTACTGCACAATGATGAAGCCTAAGGGCTTTAAGACCTATTCGGGCTATAAAACAGCGTTCCGCAAATACGCTAATTGGTAACTTGACCTAATCCTAGGAATCCTAGGGTTAGAACTTTTTGAGTGCTGGAAATTTTTTTGGAAAGGCTTTGCTATGTCTGCTCAATTTGGAATCGTGCCTGAATCGCACAAAGTTGCTTGGGTTAATTATGGTTACTATGCCGCACAACCTTGGGTTGACTGCTCATATTGCGCCGATGGTGACGGAATCGTAACCCTTGAACAGAGGGGCGACTTTTATCATTTAGTTGACCAAGGAACACACATAAAGAAATTAGGTCGTGATTTGTCGCAAGCCCTGAAAGCGGCAGAGAATTACCTACACACAAAATATCGGCAGATCTATGATGACCATAGACTCTAATCCGAAAAAAAATCCAGCGACACCATTTACTAACTTTAAGAGGCTTTAACATGAGACAGTATGAGTATGAAATCGTAAACAAAAAAAGCGGCAGGGTCGAATACGCCCGAGCTACTGCAAAGACTCCCGAAATCGCACGACTGCAAATAGTCTTGGCTTATGGCGATCAATTCGATGTCATGGATTTATTCGCAGATATTCGACCGCCTCATGCAATATTGGGTGAAATCGACTGTAGCGACTTTGCAAGCACAGACATTCAATGGCTTAAATCAAAGGCGGCAGTATGAAAGACAAAAAAGAAATACTTTATGCAATTGTCTGTATAGCTGTCTTTGCCTACATTGGCTTTTTGTTAGCATTTAGAGGATAAGAGTTCAAACCCTTGGGCATTATTTGCCCTTGGGCTTGCGCTTTTGCAAGGTTTGAAAGGCTTAAAAATGACAAATTTATTTGACCAATTCCAAGGTGCAGACCTTGACAGACTCGCCGACTGCTTGACAGCTATCCGCAAGGCAGGGCTAAAGACCGACAAACACACACAAGCAGGGGTGAATGAATCCTCGGGCAATGTGTGGGTGTGGTCTGAAGATTGGGCGGGATGTGTGGCTTGCTCTATCGGTTTCGATGTGTTTTGGGTTCACTCATGCCGAGAATGTGGTGAGGAATTTGAGTTCGACTCTTATGCAGAGCTGGAAGAATTTTTGGAAGATAACGCTGAAGACTGCACAATGTGCCGCACGGAAGAGTCTGAAACATACGATGAATATGGCATAAACACTAAAAACTCATTCAATACAGAGGTGGCGGCATGAGAAATTATGAAATCATTCATACTGAAGACACAAGAGGTTTCCATGTTGTTTTTAGCGTCACGCCTGAAGAATGCCATCCTAGGGATTGTTTTGACCTTACAGAAACCGAACTAGTTGACCTTTGCGAAAAGATAGACCGAGGTCTTTACGCATGGTTTGACGCAAGGGTTGAAGTCTACCAACAGGGGATTCTATTAGGGTCTGATTTCCTTGGGGGGTGTCTTTACGATACGCCGATGACCTTTGTCAAAGAATCTGAATATTACGATGACATGATAAAAAATGCCATTGCGGAAGCAACTCATAACCTTGAAAAACTCTACAAATCACGCAATGAGGTGACGGCATGACAAACTCGACAAATTGGTGGTCAAGCGGCTGTGGTCGCATTGAGTTACTTATTGGCTTAGATGATGCACTTGCTTGCTCTCATGCGGGACAATGTGACTCTGATGTGGAATGGCTTAGAAAGCAAACCTATATCATCGAACAATTAGACCCAATTAAACCCAAATTAGTTGCTGATATTTTGCGAGAGTATGGGGCTTGGGATGATGGCGATTTAGCAGATCATCAGGCGAATTTAGATCGCTTGCTGTGGATCGCTTGCTGTGACTTAGCTGAAAATGAGGCAATAAAATGATCTATGCCGCCATAGCCTTACTTATCAAAATTTTATCCAGACGATAAGTTAGTAAGCACTTTTCAATTTCAAGCCCTTAGGGGCTTTTTTCTTGTCTGCCTACACCTTACCATTGCCAAGCCAAAAAACCGCCTAAAAAGGGCTATAGATCGTCTGCAAGGTCATCATCTACAAACAGGCACAGACCTACATGGTTTAAATCGTCATCAGACCGCAGACCAACACGCCAAAAGTGTGCCGCCCATCTAATGCTGATCTTTGCCCCTTCAGCTATTGAACCATCGCCAATGTGCTTAAGTGCCGCCTTTTCTTGGTCTGTGTAGAAGATGACTTGACCCTTGGTATTAGGCGGTTGTTTTTTCTTTGTCGCCATTGAGCATCTGCCTTAAGTAT